CTTCGCCAGGTTGGAATCCACGGGCTAGCAACGCTTCGCGCACGCGCTGCACCACCATTTTCGTCTGTTTGGATTGCGGGGCTTCGCCCTCGCCGCCCGTCGTCGTGGAGGTTTCCGTTTGCGTCTTAGCGGTTTTAGTGCGGTAACTGATGAACTCATCGAAGGCGTTGCGAAGTTCCGGTTCGGTGAGGCGCACAGGCTGCATGGTGGGAGCTTGCTTCACGGCATAGTCTGCCCCGAGCTTCACAAAGGCTTGGCGTGCGGCGTTCTTTTCCGCCAATCCGACAAACAGGAAGGTGTCTTTAATGTCGGAGAGAATGGGGTCGTAAATCTTTTCGTCGCCACCCGTCATGCGCTTGATGGGATTTCTGACACTCTTCGAGGTGGACGCTGACCCGCCGACTTGATCCTCAAAGAACCGATGGAACGGGACGTAATCTTTATTGGCATCGCGCATCGCCGTGGCCGCTTTGGCGCTGACGATGCCGCTCTGTTGCAGGTAGTCGAGTAGGGCGTCTCGATACTGCAACCGCTCTTGATGGACCGCCTCATATTTGCTCGCCCCGCGCTTCACCACATCGCGTGAGTAGTCGAGATCAAACCCCGTCTCGATACCCTGGCCTTCCTTCTCAATGACCCGTTTGGCGACCATGTACTCGCGGAAACCGTCGAGATCGTTCTTGACCGGCTCTAGGATTTGCTCATAGCCGCGTGTCTTGGTTGCATAGGTATTGAAGTCAAACGCGCCGTATTTCAGGAACTCCGTCCCCTTGCCCATCGTCCCGCGTGTCAGCCGTTGCAGATCATAGGGATTCTTGCCGGTCGGCAAATCGGCTTTCCCGCCTTGTTTAAGACTCTGCTTAATGGGGTTCAGATTGTCGATAACAGATGTGTAGACATCGGAGAGCGTCATGCCAGGCTTCGCCGTCTCCTCCTGTACGATGCGGTCGAGAATCGGGCGCTCCGGTTTCTGCGGTGATGGGGTTGCTGGCTTTGATGCAGGGGTTTTCGGTGGGGCTCCCCCGCCCATTGCAATATCCGGCTCCCATTCCGACATCGCATACTGGCGTGCCCTGTCCCATTCTTCTTCCGTGCGAGGTGCGAACGGGGAATAGTCATACTCTTGGTCGCTCAGGAGCAATTCTTTGACGCGCAGCACATCGCTTCCAACATCGCGCCCTTTGCCTTCAAGGATTTTATTGAGGGCGATTTCAATACGCCCACGCGATAATTTCCGTGGGCCGGTCGTTGCCTCTTTGTACCACTCAGCGGTCGCACTCTTGAGTCCAATGACTTCATCCGTACTGCCATGCCCATCCTGCTCCACAAAATACCGCCCGCCTCGTTCGTCTCCCGCCATCTCAATATCGGCTAAGGCTTTTTCTGCACGCGCCAGCATTTCCGCGTTCTGGTCAATCGGCATCTTATGGCGCGGCGTTTGTGCCCACTCAGCCCGTGATAGCGGTTCAGCCGGTCCATCTAACAGCGGGATTTCAGGGGGAGCGGCGAGAGGAACGGCCCGCTGCCCACGCAACACCTGTACGAATTTCCGCTCCTCAATCGTGGCGGGGCCGCTCTGTGCGACTTCCGCCGCTGGTTTGGCCGGTTCTGGAGATTCCGTCTTTGCCGGTGCAGACTCAGCTCCTGCTTCGGCGGTCTTGCCTTGCCGGTACGTGGTGGGGATTTCAACATCCTGCGAGGCTAAGTCTTGCAGAATCGTCGGGTCTTTCTGCACATCCTGCAACACTTCATCGGGTTTCACGCCCGTTTCGGCGTAGATCGAGCGCAGTTTCTTCGCCACTTTGACTGAGCCTTTGACAAAGCCCAACGCCACTGTGGCGTCTATGAAGTCTTGCGGTTTCGGGACTTGGCCCTCTAACGCCTTCCCCACCGTGACCATCGTGGCAATCTCGGAGCCCGCGACCACGCCTGCTCGTACCGTGGGTGAGACGATGGGAGCCATGCTAGCGAGCTTCCCTGCGCCCCCTGTGGCTGCGCCGGTAATCCATCCTTTCGCCGTGTCGATAAAGGCCCCCGATGCCCGATCCCAAAAGTCCTGCCACCCGCTCACTTCGCCTTTCTCGTACTTATCCATCAGGATCTTCCGCATCCCTGCGGGAAGCGCAAAGGCCCCTGCTGTGCCGGTGATGGGGTTCGCGCCACCTGCCACCGCACCTGCCAGCATGAACGGGACATCGCCAGCCAAGGTGCCGACCTGTCCCGCAATCCGCGAGGCCATCGGCGCATCCGGCGCAATCGTCTCTTTGGGCGCACCGTCCTTGAGTAAGCCCGTCACGGATTCGCCAAAGCCGACCTTGAGCGCATCCCAAAAGTTCGTGACAGGTTTCCGCTGTCCGCCTTCTGTCGTGGGGGCCGTCGCCTGCTCCATGACAGTATTGAAGTGGTCTTTGAGTGGTTCAGGCGTGAAAGGGGGATGCCCAAAATAGGTGTCAATCTCACCTTGGCCGAACCCCGCGTCAGACAGTTCCTTGCGGCGTTGCATCGCCCATGTGCCGAGTTCGTCATCGGCAAAACCTGCGGCCTTCAGTTGTTGGAGTTCTTCTATCGCACTCATGACTTCTTCATCCGGTCAAGGTACTGTTGCGGCGTTTCACCAGGAAGCCGCTGCTTGTTGGGCGCAGGTGTGGCGGGAGCCGCTACTGGCTGTTCCGGTTTCGTCGCGGCCCGATTCATCTGATTGGAAATATCTTCAATCGACTCCATCAGGTGCTTCTGGAACGGCTGCACCCGCTGCGGCTTGCCGAGATAGTCCGGTTCGTTTGGATCAAAGAGGCTGTACACATCCTTGCCCTCTTTGCGGTACTGCTCGATCTTTTTATTCACCATCTGTTCAAAAGCATAGACGTTGGCTTTGCCGCTGCGGTCCATCCGGCCCATCATCGGATTGGAATGGTCGATTTGCGGGGCCATCGCCGCAATGAACTTCTCTTTCGTCTGCCCGAGCCGCTGCCCTTCTGGGGTGCGCTGATCGTCAAATTCCTTGGTGAGATTCTTGAGGTCTTGAAACGAGAGGGTGCCCCGGTCATAGGCTTGATAGATCGGCGTGTTGTCGATCATCTTGCGCGGGTCGCCGTCAGGCCGATGAATGTCTCGCACCAACTCGCGCATGGTGGACGGGTCGGTATGCGTGGGCCGGTGCGGATCTTCCTTTGACCAGGCGTGAATCAGGCCGAGGAGCGACTTGCCCTTTTCAGGGTCGAGCGTCATCAGATTGGAGTCCAATACATCCCGCGCTGAGAGCATGGGTTGTTTCGGGTCGTCCATGTGCAGGCCGAGCTTTTCAATCAAGCCCGCTTCTGCCGCCCGTGCCGCCTCAATCCGTTGCCGGTTCTCATCGGCGGTCACTCGCGCCTTTTCGACTTCCTGCGCTCGCACTTCGGTTTCAGCGCGGGAGATTAAGACTTGCATCTTTTCGTTGGGGATATACTGCGCGATCCAGCCGTAGTGTTCGTCCTGCTTGAGCATGGGATCGTTCAACGTCTGCAAGGCCACGTTCGGGGTTTTGCGAATGAAGCCCTGCACGGCGCTAATGGCGAGTTGTTCATCGGCCATGCGTTGCAAGTCTTGCCGCTTCAGTTCGGGCAGTTGGCCGTACACCCCGTTCGGGTCATTGATGATGGAGGCCACTTCCTCGCGCCGTAGGCTGAAGTAGGCCGGATGGGCTTGGAGAAAGTTGCCGGTGGTATCCACGAGTTGACGATGTTGCGCGACTGCCGCCTCGCCCGCGAGATGGGCGTCGGTGCGTTGCGTCAAGCCGGTCAGATGATTGACGAGATGGGCCGCATGGGTCTTGAAGGTATCGAGCCCCGCTTGCGTGGTGTAGCGGTCATCCTCGCCTTCCGGCCCTCTGAGTTGGTCAATCCGTGCCTTGACCACGCCCATGAATGATTCAGAGAGCGGGGCATCTCCAGGCTTCCAGCGTTTTGCCGCCGCATCGTGTTCCTGCACGAGTTCGGTGCCGAGTTCCGCAAGACCCACGGACGCATCGGTAACTTGCTTCCGCGCTTCCTGCTCCTGCATGAACCGTTGAACTTGGCCTAAACTGCTGCCGAAGTTGGCAATCCCTTCCCCCAGGTTTTGCATCCCTGGTCCGCCAAAATCGGATTCGTGGGCATTCCTCGCGGGGAGATCGCCTTGCGTACTGATCTGACTTTCATAGGGGCGAATGCGGGCCATTAATACTCTCCTTGAATGTCCTGGCTCATCGACGCGCCGTTCCTGAGTGGCCGTCGTCCCGCTTGATAGGTGGACGCTGCCCGTCCTGTGCCGACCAGCAACGAGGACGCCGCATTCATCACGCCCTGTTCTTCTGCCGTTCTCCCCGCCCGTCGGTACAGTTCCGCATCGTCGGCATAGCCCGTTGCTTTCAACCGGCCTTTATAGAGAATCGCGCCTTCATCGAACTTAGCGTTCTGTACGCTCATCCGTAGTGCATCCATTGGAGAGCCGTCATCGGTGGCCACGCCCGAGCCGCCATAGCCCGCCAACAGCGTGCCGTGCTCCTGTTGGGCGCGGGCCTGAAACTGAATGGCGTCCTGTGAGGATTGGTTCAGCGCCACGGTCGCATCGCGTTCACGCAAGGCTGTGTTGTAGCTCGCCGCCGCTTTACTCGCGTTCGCCTGCGACACCGCCCCGACAGCCGAGATCGCGGCCCCGCTCATCATCACCCATGAAATCGGGTCAGCCACGTTGGAGCCTCACATACATTGCTTGATCGTTCCCTTGCATGTCATACGCTCGCATCGTCGCTTCGTACTGAAAGCCGAGATGCTTTGCCCAGCGCACGGCTTCGGGGTGCCGAGGGTCCACCAGGCATTCCAGCCGCCGCACGCGGTAGGCATCGACATAATGTTTCACCGCCCGATGAATGTCTCGGTAGTAGCGGGACATCTGATTCGACAAGAGCGACCACACTTGCGCCCGTCCCGGCCAGAGTTGAATAATCCCCGCGCACGCAATCACGTCATACCCCACAAAGGCACTGAAGCACGGTCCCGCCTTCTGAATCGCCTGACCGTGTGCGTCGGTTAAGAGCGGCATCAAATTCTCCTGTGACCGTTGGAGCGTCAGCCAGTGCAAATGCCACGGCTCAAACGGGACTATGTCCGGTCTTGCGTGTTGAGGTGCGGCATAATCGCCAGAATCGTCCCTGGCATCGCGCCGGTCCATCGCCAACATATTGCGTGCTCCGTGTTGTAGCCGCCTTCCCAGATCACCGTCTTGTCGCCGGTAAACAGCGGGACAGGTTGCCCTAAGAGGTCCGCCGCCGTGCGAAACGTGATGGGCGTGAGATCATCGAGCGTCGGGCCGGTTGAGAGGCCGAGGCTGTCATGCAGCCGGAAGATCACACGATGCGGGCGCTGGAGCTTCCCTTGTGCCGTACCCGTCGCAGACCCCGCCTCCCACTTCAAGCAGATGCCATCGCTCTCGTAGGGGAATCCCACATGAATCACCGATCCCTCATCTTCGACATTCAGTTCGATCACGCCGGTTGTTTGCACGCTTTGCGAGCCGGTGTCTGACAATTCCTTGCCATCGACCACGACGGCCACACCCGTCTCGTTCGCCAGATGGTGCAGCCCGTAGACCGTGCCGGTTGAGGCCCCGTCATAGGTCAGCGTGCAATCGGTATAGATCGCGGTGTCCCGCGCATTCCCCTGTTCCCAAATGTCGGTCAGAAACTCGGTATAGCGCACCGTGCGGCCATTGATGTACCGCTTGACGATCAGCCAGACTTCATCGTAAGCCCCGTCCGATTTCGGGATGACACAGAGCGATTCGACCAGTGCGCCCACGGTATGCCCCGCGTTGCTGTAGCCCCCCAACGGTTGCCGAAACCACCCCGACACCTTGTCGTCTTTGCTGTAGACCTGGCTTAAGAGCATCCCGTCTTTGCGCACCGCCCACAGCGTCGGGATCTTCTTCTTCTGATAGTCGATTTCAACGATGCCGGAGAGCGCATCTGTCGAATCCTCTGCGAGCGGGTCTGCCGGATCGAAGTTGCCCTTGGTGATGTGATCGGCCAGCACCGTCGTATCAAGCGATTGCAGGGTGTTCTCGTAGTAGAGATAGTTCATCTCGCGTACGCGCCGCCCGCCCGCTTCCACAAACAGCATGGTTTGACCGGCCCTCACCGCTTGAATGTCCTCGCTGCCCCAGCCCGTCGATTGCTTGGCGTTGACGTTCGTCGGGGTGATGGTTTCGTTCTGCGTCGAAGGGGTCACGAGCCATTCGCCCTCAAACGTGCCTATCGCAATGCCGTTGCTGGTCCCGTTCATCCAGCGAATCGTTTGCACATCGTCGGAGTTCAAGCGGAAGGAGACGGCGTTATCGTCCGATACCGTGCCGCTGACGCCTGAAGGGGCCATGTTGTCGTAGTCGCCCACCTTGGAGCCGTCGAACCGTTCGGGGATTTCAGGGCACCCACCCCGATAGAGCCGGTCGCCGTAGAACGTCCCGCACGCCGGGTAGCCCGTCGTATCGGAATACAGCCCCATGCGCCAGGACGTTTTCGCCGCCGTGCTCGTGAGGGTGTTAATGACGGTAACGGTAACGACAGTGGTAGATGTCCACCCAGTAATCAGGACGTAGCCCCAAGTCCCGCCTTGGTTCAGTCGAATGAGCCGCCCCACATCGGTTGTTTTGAATCCGTCCCCATCATTGATTCCCGTCACAGAAGAGGCCGTCAGCGTCACACCTGCCCCTGGCGCAAAGGCACTTGGCGTCAAGGTAGTAGACGTGGTGTTCTCCGCCATGTAGGGGCCGTCCAGATAGGTCGTACTGGTGAGCGTCCAACTAGAATCGGTCACGCGGGACAGCTTCCGTTCGGGGTAGTCAGGGTGCCAGATGTACAGCACATCGGCGGACTGTTTGAACTTGAGTTGAAACAGGTCCGCTTCCAGATAGGTCGATGTGAGCGTATAGACCCGCTTCGCACTGCCGCCGCTTGTGTAGGCGGTGAACACGGTCGTATCCACATCCGTCCCGTCGAGGTACTTCATCTCAAAGGTGTTGGCCCCGCCGTTCACGTTCGACACCACGACGCGCAAGCCGTTGATCTCCACCATGCCCGCCACGCTACTGAGATCGAGATGATCGCCGTTGGAGGGGTCGGTGCCGGTGTACGTGACCACGCCCACCGCCGCCGCTGAGATGCCGGTGATGGTCAGGGTCAGGTCGTAGATCGGGGCGCGGTTCTTCTTAAAGCGGATATACTGGTCGCCAAACTCTAAGGCGAAGGCCGAGACGGTGGAATACTTGAATTTGACAATGCGCGTCGCCTTCGTAGAGTCCTTCACTTCATCGCAGAAGTACGTCCCTGGCCGTCGTGTCACGCCGCCTTGGAGATAGGCCAGTTGGTTCGTGCCGACTTTAACGGCGGTTTTGTACCGCTCAAAGTCTACCCGCCCCGCCATGAGGCCGGAGAACTCGCCCGAGGTGAAGTTGTTTTGAATCGGGGATGCGTTCGGCATTTAGGTTCGTCCTCGCCAGGATCGCCAGGGAGACTCAGGATAATATGGCGCTTCCCGATTGCCGCGCATGAGGCCCCGTGTGTTGTAATTGCGCTTCGGGGGCGGATCTTGCGTGACCACGACGGTCGGAGCGTAGGTGGTGATCGTCAGGATTGCGGGCGCGGGCGTCACCTCGGCACTTGCGCTGGCCACCGTGACCGTGGGCGCGTAGGTCGTAATCGTCAAGGACGCAGGGCTCGGCATGACATTTTGGTGCGCCGTCGCCGTGACCGTGGGCGCATACGTGGTCACGGTCAGCGTGGCCGTTCCGGGCGTGACATTCCGATTGCCGCCCACGGCCACAGTCGGGGCATAGGTCGTGAGCGTGAGCGACGCAGGGCTTGGCGTCACCGTCTGATGATTGGAGGCTGTGACCGTGGGCGCGTACCGAGTGACCGTCAGGGACGCAGGAGTAGGCGTCACATTCTGGTGCGCCGTGACCGCCACAGTCGGGGCGTAGGTCGTGACAGTCAGAGACGCGGGGGATGGGGTGACATTTTGACCAACCGTAATCGTGGGCGCATACGTGGTCACAGATAAGGACGCGGGAGACGGCGTGACATTCTTATTGTTCGTCACCGCCACCGTAGGTGCGTAGGTGGTGGCCGTTAAGGACGCGGGAGATGGCACTACGTTCTTATTGTCAGAGACTGAGACGGTCGGCGCAAAGGTAGCGACCGTCAGCGATGCGGGCGAGGGCGTGACATTCTTATGATTAGAGGCAAAGACCGTCGGGGCGTAAGTCGTGACGGTCAAGGAGGCCGGTGTCGGCGTGACGTTCTGATGCGCGGATACCGTGACTGTTGGCGCAAAGGTCGTAATCGTGAGTGCAAGCGCCCCGACAATGACCTCAACGGGGACTTGGATGATCCCGTGAGACGCCTTCACGGGAAACGATTGTGCGCGGCCTAACCGTGCCATGCGATTATGCGCGGCTCCATTTCACCCAACAGAGCACGTTGACGTTGGCAGACACGTTGACCCGGACAAAAAAGCTGTCGGCTGTTCCGGCCGGTGACACCGGCTCCAACCCCAACGGGAACTGATGAACGTAGATCCCCATGTACTGCGGGACATAGACTTTCTGGTGTGGGGTATACGTGGTCCCTTCCGCCGTGAAATTCGCGCCGAGGGTAATGCCGTGCGCGATGGTCTGCCCCTTAATCTGGATCGTCGTCGGAGATCCTCCACCCGTGCCTGCCGTGGTTTCGTCACTGGTCCCCCAATCGACCGTCATGGGTACTGCCGAAGAAGTCACCCCATCGGTCGAGAGGCCGATTTCATGCACCTTGATATTGAAACCGGTCGGAGAGATCAGTTTCAGAATCGTTTTGGCCCCGGTTGTCGCCGCAAACGGGGTGATGTTGCAACTCACATAGACTGCATCCATAAGTGCTCCTTTACCACGAAAATGATCGGTGCACCGCCGTCTGTATTATCGTCGGGTTTATTTTACCGGGTGCCACAAAATCGCCGGCCTGAAAATCCAGCACCGTCACATTCGCCAAACTCCCCCCTGTGGCCACAAATATATCGAGCCCAGACCGGCTACCAGAGGTGACGCCGGACCCGACCCCGACCAAGACGCTGACCTGATTTTTTTGGATGACGTGCCGCGTCCCAATCGAAAAGCAGCGAATCACATCGTTTGTCGCATACGTCGTCGTCGATTCGGTCGCAAGTCCCGTTCGCGCCCCTGCCACACGCTCAGAGATTCGCGTCTCGGTGGTGGTGATGTGGATGACACATTCCATCCACGTTACCGTAGATGGAGCGGCGGCGCGATAGATCAACGTCAACCCAGAGTTAACCGCTCCGCTCCATGTCCCCAGCGTGAATTGGCACCACTGATCTGCCGGGGCGCTGTAGACATTTTGTGATTCTACGGCGTTCACGTTTAGCGTGGTCGCTCGCACAGAGTTTGAGACGAGATTAATCGGGTCACGCCCGGTATAGCCTGCATCCCACTCGCTCCCAAGATCAGTGTTGTCGGCCCGAGTAAACGCATCGCTATACTTTTGATAGAACGTCGGCAGGACTGGCGGAATACTGAGCGTCTGTGCCACCCACGCTTCGGCCCCCCCGAGAGCCATCTTGCCGGGGTTCTCGCTGGTGCCGTTGACGCTGCGCTGCCCGAGTGCGACCATGCAGGAACTCGTCGAATTGGCCGATTGCGCCCAGTTCACGGCACTATAGTTCGTGCTCCAATAAGTCGCGGTTTCGGTATCGTCGTCCGCTGAGAATCCTTCAATCACGAGGTAATCCTGCGGCCCCCCATGCGTCACCGTGGGTGGGTCCGGCGCGGCATCGGTCCCCGTGGCCGGCGTCCCGATGATAATATCCACGCGGACATTGGTTACGCCGTGGCCGGTAATCCGCACGCTGACAGTCGCGCTATCCTGCGCGGCTCCCGCCAAGGTCAAGGTATCGCCCCCAGCCGCAATCTTGGCAAAGATCGCCATCGAGACTGTGGTCCCGTTGGCTCCCGTACTAATGCGCGTCCAATCGCTCCCTCCGGACTGTGACCGAGGCGTCCCCGTCGCATCGTTGGCATCCCACACAATCAATAGATCGCCCGCGCTGATCGACGCGGGCATATTGATAACCGTGCTAGTGCCGTCGGTATCGGCGGTCGTATTGGTTGCGGCAACGACGGGGTAGGCCATATCCCTCTTACGCTAAGCTGAAGATCCCGCTCGCGTGGAACGTGACGGTTAAGGTATTGCCATCGGTCGCCGTCACATCAGCGGGGGCGTTATCTAACAGGCAATAGCAGAGCACGCTCCCGCCCGATTCGTAAATGACGGCGAACCGTGCGGTGATTGACCCGCCTGAAGCCGTCCAGACCGGGTTCGTGGTTTCGTCAACGGTCACGGTCGAGGTGCCCGACAACGCCAGTGACCCCAGCGCAATCCCGCCAGTCGTGTAGCCGTTATTATTGGCGTGTTCATTGGTCAATCCGGCGTAGGTGGTCGTAGACGCCCCGATATTCGAGGTCGAGAGAAACAGCGCCATGTAAAAGGTGTCGGTATCGAGATCAAATGTCCCATTGAGGAGATACGTGCGTGTATTGTCGGTGAATGTCCATGCGCCTGCGGCCATACTGCCTCCTTATTCTTCGTCCCATTCCTGATTGATGAGTTGCCCATGCCACCGCGCCGTGAGCCATTCGTCCACCGGCACCGGCTGGATATTCACTTCAAAGGCGTTGATCTGCCGCGCTTCCCGCCGCACCTCTTTGTACTCTTCCATCGCCGCCTGCTTTTTGCTGTTGGATTGCGTGAGGGCTTCGGCACAATGCGCGGCCATCTTGCACGCCAGCATTTCGACAAAGAGCGGGTCAAAGAGTGTGGGGTCGGTGATCTTGGCGATATAGCGAATTTCGAGGCTGTCGCCGTCGTTCGTCAGAATGGCGAGGACGCCTTCATGATATTCCAGGTGCCAGTCCAGGCCGACGCGGGCAGGTTTAATCAAGCGGAGAAAGTCAGACGGGACGGGAAAGGCATAGCCAAAGGTAAAATCCGGTTCGGTGACATGCGCGGCGAGGGTCGCCCGCCGTTTGGCAAACTTCCACAAATTCGCCCGCAATTCCCGATCCCGCATCGCCTCGTAGCAGGCGTTCATGGCACGAGCGGCCCCGCTGTTTTCGCTCATCGAGACAATAGGCGACTCCCCGAGCTTTTGCAGGGCGAGATTCGCAATCGACACCACGCTCGTTGCCATAGCCCCTCACGTTCAGTACAGATGGTCCCCGATGTGGCGCACGCCGAGATTCGGGTAACACCACGTTTCAATGCCGGCCTTCGCCGCTTGTTCGCAGAACCACACATCATCGGTCTTGGAGAGTGCGCCCCGTTCATCCCATGCCAATGCGAACCAGGGTTGCGGAATGCGGTGGAGCGCACTGACTTTCACCAGCTTGCAGCCCGAGCCAATCGCATGACAGCGGAAGGGTTCGTTCGGGAAGGTGGACTCATCGGCAAACGTCACGTTGCCCTCGGCATCTAAGACTTTGACGACGGTCTGCAACGGGAATTTGCGGTAGTTGTAATCCGCGCCGATCAAGTCTTTATCCGCCGCCAGAAGCATCGGGAGCGCCGTCGGCGGGATGGACATATCGTTGTCGATCAGCCAGAGGTAATCGGCCCCAGCGTCCACGGCTTGTTTCGCCGCGAGCCATCGGTTATGTGGGCCGAGCGTCCCTTCGGTTTCGGCCCACAAAAAGCTAATCGTATTGCGAGCCGAAAAGAGCGCAGCCACCAAGTCGGTCATGAGACGCGACTTGATGGTGCCTCCGTTCGGGACTGCGACACAGACTCTCACTCGTCCCCCGTGCTAGCTGATGATGGACGGTTCCACGGTTTGCAGATAGCCTTCAATGGCTTTCAGCCCGTTCAGCACCGCCAACTTGTTCGTGTAGACGCTATCCGCTACACGCAATTCAATCGCTTCGCTGGAGGTCGAACTGCCTTCCGTCACTTGAGACGGGACCGTTTCGCCTAACACCACGCTATAGAATCGGTCGGCCATTCAAGCACCTCCTGTTTACTGCACGTACCGGACGCGCAAGGCCAAGGCTCCCGTGCCGGTGGTGACATCGGTGGTCGTGACCACGGCGCACACATCCAGTTGCGATTTGGGATCAGCAGACATGCCCGCCGCTTCCCATACCTGCAAGCCTTGCTTCGCCAGGGTGTTGTTGGTGGATTCGTTCAGCACATCCACGTTCACCACAGCCGAGGCGCAATCCACCGCCGAGGCGAAGAAGTCTTGATCGACCACGGCCCCGCCGTCTCCGTTGGTCCGGTAGAGGCCGATGTCGAACTTGCCCGCCGTCTGTGCGGCACTAGAGAGGCGCACATCCGTCACAATCGCGTTGGACGGAATGGACACCAACCGAATGATGGAGGTAATGGACAAGGCCGCCGTGACGCTGGCGATATGTCCATACGCGCACTTCTCAATCGCGCCTTCGCCCAACCCCGGATCATTCAGCACTCGCGGGGTCGCTTCCCGATTCGTGATCTGCACACCTTTAAGAGTCAAATCAATCGCCATATCATTCTCCTTTACGCAGTTAGTAACTTCAGCCGATGCTTCTCATGATGAATCGCAATGCACGCCTTACATTCCCTGCCACGACCTTTCGTTTTCGTGTAGGTATTTTCCGGCGTGAATTCGTGCCCTCTGAGGCAATGCGTTTTGATGTTGGCTTTGCCTCGCAATGGCAAGGCCCGCCATCGCCCAATAATCTCTACGATTTTGGCCTGACGGCGAGGCGAGAGAAATGTGTACAACGTCATCATCAGACCAATGGCTTTCCCGCCACTAATCATCAGAAGGTTGTACGATTCACTCGGCTTAGTACTGCCATTGAATCGGTACATTCTCCCGCCAACCATCTGTTGAATTTTCAACAGAGGCCACGGATCTTTCTGTGCAACCTGTACTCGCGGAGCCCCTTGGCTTTTAGGAAAATAGAAACAGCCTTCGCCGTCTATAAATCCTGCCAACCAAGTGATGTCGCTTTTCTCAAGAGTCACTTCTTGTATTCCTTGCAACTCATTGATAAATCATGCTCTGTAGCTCTCGATGTTATAGACCTTGTTCTCTTCCAGCCGTGTCGCCCCGAAGGTCGCCGTGATGTACGACTCCCACGGTTCACCCCGGAGTTGCATGTTCTTGTAGATCGAGGTCGTCACATCGTTCCAAATGCCGAGGTGCATCCCCGACTTAGCCCACACCGGCACGTTGACTTCGTTGGTCCCAGCGGCGGCAGACTCGATGAGTTCGCAATGC